CTCGTCGCTGATTGCGCGGGCGACCGTCCCGGCCCAGATGGTCGGCGCGTTCGTGAAGAGCGTCACCTTCCAATAATTCTTGGTCCACTCGTGAATGTGCTTCGCCTCCTCCTGAAACTCGAAAGTTGAGAGAACCTCACACAAATGGTCCATGAGTTTTGCATCGTACACCTTTTCGTTGAAATCGCTCACGTCAATTCCAAAATTGTTATGGAGACCGCGGGCCGTGTGTCCGCAGGTCATGTACAGAATGCGGTTGACGGCCCGCGGGTCCTTGCACTCGGGCATCTTGGACCGGACGTATTTGACGCAGTTTTCATTGACGTGATTCATGAGGAGAGGAGATCTCAACAAAACGCCATCGATATCGAGAAGGAGCGATTTATACGACATATATCATTTAAAGCTTCGACCCTTTTAAATGGTACAATGGCGCTCAATGTTACTAAACTTACTCCTTCTGCAATTCTGCCAACCCGTGCCACGCCCGGTGCGGTTGGTTACGATTTATACAGCATCGACAGCTATGTTGTCCTACCAGGCCGTCGCGTGGTCGTCGCGACGGGCATCACAATTCAGCTCCCGCCAGGAACTTATGGACGTATTGCGCCTCGCAGTGGACTTGCCGTGAAGCACGGTCTGGACACCCTGGCCGGCGTCATCGACCCGGACTATACAGGAGAGATCAAGGTGGTCCTGCAGAACCTCGACGTGAACCAGCCGTTTGTGATTCGCCCAGGGTACCGGATCGCTCAGCTGATCCTGGAGCAGTGCGTGACGCCCGAGGTGGTCGAGACCGCGCCCCCCGTGGTCCCAGCGACCCAGCGCGGGGATGCAGGGTTTGGATCGACCGGGGTTTAGGGCTTAAGACTTTTGCGCGTTAAATATTAAATGAATCACAGTCCCGGGGGGACTGGCCTTGCCTTCCAAGCGGTCGCTTGGGACGGCCAAGACCAGGACGACCAATTTACTATCCGTATTTTTGGTCGTGCTGAAAACGGAAAGTCCGTCTCTTTGGGGACGACCTTTAACCCATACTTTTACATCAAACCTCCACCCGGTGCCCAGATAGACGGCCTACGCTCCTTCATCCGTACGCAGTTCTGGCGGGGCCTCGCCTCTTGTGAACGCAAGGACGGCAAGGATCTCTGGGGCTTTCAGAACGGCAAGCTCTCCCCCTTCCTCCGCGTCGAGTTCAAGAGCCACCGGGCCCTCCGGAGTTGCGTGTACTGTGTGGACAACGTAAAATACGAAGAGTTGAGGGGCTGTCGCGTCTACGAAGGAAACATCGACTCTGTCTTGCGGTTCATGCACTGCTCGGGCATCAAGTCGACTGGCTGGATCGACCCGGGCATCTGCGAACCCGACATGGAGTCGACATGCGAGGTGAACCTCTGGGCACCGAATTGGCGCTTCATCACACCTCTGGACCGCGATGACTTTTCGCCTCTCAAGATTATGTCCTTCGATATTGAGTGTTATTCGAGCACTGGTGGTTTCCCGGACGCCAAGAGGCCCGCGGATGTCGTGTTCCAGATTGGCATGACGACCGGAGCCTTTGGGAGTCAAGAACCTCTCGAACGCAAGTGTCTGTGCCTCAAAAAGACGGACGCGCCCGACTGCGAGAGCTTCGAGACGGAGAAGGAACTCATCAAGGCGTTCGAGAAATACTTGATCAAGACCGACCCTGACATTATCACGGGCTGGAACATCTTTGGCTTTGACCTCGAGTACTTGCTGATCCGCGCGACGATTCACTGCGGGTTGAGCCCGGTCTGGGGTCGCGTGAAGGGCGCGGTCATCGAGCTGGTCGAGAAGAACCTGAGCTCGAGTGCGCTCGGCAACAACGAGCTCAAGATGGTCCCAATGAAGGGCCGGTACGTCTTTGACCTCTTCCAGGACGTCAAGCGCGAGCACAAGCTCGAGTCTTACTCGTTGAACAACGTCTCCAAACACTTTTTGAATGACCAGAAAAACGACATGCCGGTCAAGGAGATTTTCAGCCGATACCTGGAGGGCGACCCCAAGCGCCTCGGGGAGGTTGCTGACTACTGCATACAGGACACGGTCCTTCCGCACAAGTTGATGGTGAAGCTGTGTCAGATCCAGAACCAGATTGAGATGGCCAAGGCGTGTTGGGTCCCCTTGGCTTTTCTGAGCGAGCGGGGTCAGCAGATTAAGGTTTTCAGCCAGATGGCCTACAAGGCCCGACAGCTCAACTTTATGATTCCGACCATCAGAGCGCCGAAATTCCCAACGGCCGACGACGGCTATCAGGGCGCGACGGTCCTGGAGGCGCAGACCGGTGCGTATTACTCGCCAATCACTGCGCTCGATTTCGCTTCCCTGTATCCGAGCATCATGTGCGCCCACAACTTGTGCTACTCGACGCTGGTTATGAACCCGAAGTACGACAACTTGCCGGGTGTGGAGTACGAGCAGTTTGGCGAGTTTCGGTTCGCGCAGGGGGTGGTTTCCCTTCTCCCCACGATCCTCGCAGACCTCAAGGCTTTTCGCAAAAAGGCGAAGAAGCTGATGGCGCAGGCGGAGGGGACCCCAATGGAGGCTGTCTATAACGGTCAGCAACTTGCGTACAAGATCTCTATGAATTCTATTTATGGGTTTACGGGGGCGTCGAAGGGTATGCTTCCTCTCGTGGCGATTGCGTCGACCGTTACTATGCGAGGTCGCCAGATGATCGAAGAGACGAAGAATTACGTCGAGGCAAACTTCCCAGGCGCGAAGGTGAGGTACGGTGACACGGACTCAGTCATGGTCGAGTTTGATGTGCAGGGTCGCAAGGGCCAAGAGGCGCTCGATTACAGTTGGGAGCTCGGGGAACAAGCGGCCGAGCAGTGCACGAAGCTCTTCAAGGCGCCGAATGATCTGGAGCTTGAGAAGATTTATTTCCCCTACGTGCTCTACAGCAAGAAGCGCTACGCGGCGCGGATGTACGAGAAGGGGCGGGACGGGAAAGTCTCTTTCAAAAAGATTGACGTCAAGGGTCTCCAGGTTGTTCGGCGTGACAGCTGTCCGTACGTCCGCGAGACTCTCAAGAAGTTGCTGGACCTCATCCTCGAGTCGAGCGATCCGAGGCCGGCGATAGACCTGGCGCGCGAGGCTGCCAGGGGGCTTATGGAGGGGCGTGTAGAGCCCGAAAGGCTCTTGATGTCTAAGCAGTTGGCTTCTGAATACAAAGTCCCGATGCCTCACGTGGCCGTACGAGATAAGATCAAGGCGCGTGCGCCCGGATCAGAGCCACAGCAGGGTGACCGTGTGCCGTTTGTGATTGTAAAGGGACCTGGGCGAATGTTCGAAAAGGCGGAGGACCCGGTGTGGGCCCGGGACCATCACGTCCCTTTGGACTATCAGTACTATTTCACGAACCAGTTCAAAAAGCCAGTCCAGGACCTTCTGGACCCCTTGGTGAGTGCGGACCTCATCTTTGACAAGAAATTCATGGTCAAGACGACGAGCACGGTGGAGGTGGAGGCAAAGAGGGCGTTCCTGGCCCGCTTCGCCTTAAAAGCTCAGGGTCCTACTTAGGTATGGAGCAACAGATTCTGACGCTCATAGAAGAGGAGGTGACCCGAAGGGTCGGGCTTCGAATGGCCCTGGCCCTTGAGGTCGTCTCCAAGACGTACGACATTCCACTCGAACGGCTCATACGAGACACGGCCGGCCTAGAGGATGCGTTTTGTCGAGGCATCCTCAAGAGCCACAAGAGGTGTCTGAAGAACCCACAAACGAACGGCTACTGCAAATTTCACCAGTGTCAGGCGCCTCCGCCGGCTCCAAAGGTGGTCGAGAGGGTCAAGGCGCCGTGGGAATGACCTCCCGGGCGGTCGAAGACCGCCCGTGCGTCGCGCAGCCTCCAAAATCTCAAGACTCTTCAATTCCCATTCAAAATTGAAGAGCCTTAAAAACGTCCGGCGTTTTTCAAACATGTCGAAGGAAACTTTCCTCCTCGCAAGTATGGCGAAGTTCTTCGACGAACCCATGAACAAGCAGAAGCTACACGCAATCCTGGGAGGCAAGGGCCATGGCCCGTCCCTCCGGAAGATTGAGTGGTTCGTGACAAACTACTCGAAGCACAACCACGTGACGTACACGGCTCCCAACGGGAAGATGTTTACGGTACACGTCGCTTACAAGTCGAGCCTGGACGGGTACAGTAAAAAACTTTTCGATCCTTTTTGTCGGACGGATCGCATCGAGTTCCAGGGACTCTCGACGACCGTCGGGCAATTAAACTTTTTGAAGTGGGTGATAACCAACGGCATCCTGGATTCCCTCAAAGGAATGGAAGGGAAGCAAACCCACCCTGAAATTGCAGAAGAGTGTATCCATAGTAATACAGGTACAAATTGAAACCCTGTTTAAGTTGAGACGTGTATTCAGGAAGGAACGTGAGTTGAAGATACGACGTCTGTGAAGTCAGTTTGGCAAAGTTCAAGTACCCCCCCTGATTGTACTCTTTCGGAGTGAGCCCGAAAGAGTACGTGTAGATGTTCTTGGACGGAATAGACAACGCATGCTCGATAGGCTGCTTAAATGTGTAATAAAGAGACCCCTGGAATGTGCTGAGAATGTCTACATTGTTTAGAGTAATCTTGGCGGTCGAAACTGTGTCCACGTAGTTGGACTCGCCAGATGGAAACTGAAGCTGCACACCGCTCTGGATGTATTGCGTCGTGTATCCGTACGAGTACCTAGAGTTGTAGTATCGGCCGTCTGTCGTCGTCTCGTAATTCTTGTTTCTGAAAAACCATGTGAGAAGTTGAACTGGATAGCTCGCCGAAAACTGAAGTTGAATAGTCTGCGACTTGAAAGACTGGGGCGCCTCTCTCTGAACGCGGTTCACTATATATTTGAGGGGCGTGTTTGTGTAATACAGCTTTTCTGCATTTTCCAGAAGAATTTCTTCGGTGATAAGGCTGGGTCGAATAGTCGTGCCTGGTGGGTAGATGTCGACGTTGTACGATGAAGGCGCATTGCACCACCAGGTGTTGGGATTGAACGTGAAGCGCACATAAAGACGTTGATTCCACATGGCGCATACTGGAAAGTAAGGGCGGCGGAGGCGCTCCCGCCCCTTGTTATTATGCGATTGCCTCCGGCAGAAGAAGAATTCAAGAGGGATTATGAGCGTCTGTTCTGTCTGCGAGTTGAGGTTCGAGCCTCCAATGGTGTTGTACATTCCAAGTTGTTCGTCGGCGTCCAGAAAGAGCTGGTCGCGGATGATGTACCAGTCGTCATAGAGAGTCTCCACGATCGTCTCGTTGACCAAAAGGTCAACCTGCTTGAGGAGGGCGCGACCGACGTGATCTGTATACTGGAAGACGTCTTGGGGCGACGTGTTTGCAGGGAGGGTCACACTCAGATACATGTTTGAGATGAGGTGACCCATCTCTGTCGGGCGAAGCTCGAGCTGAACCACTTGGCCCTGGTAGACCGGACCGGGAGGAGGAAATTGGTACACCTTCTGGTACATGACAAAGTTTGAATATTTCTTGAACGCCGGATTCCACTCTGATTTCGTCAGGTCGTCGGTCAAAAGGTACTTTTCATGTGGCCCGATCGCCTCAAGCGCTAGGATAGACCCCGAACTAAACCCCTTCCCCTTTGACTCTATGTACTCACTGGGTGGAAAGATCTCAAGGGTTGGTTCTGCATTCCATGCTGTGTTTGAGTTCAGGTCCCTCTGTTCAGGGTAATTTCCGATCGAAATTGAAGAAGGCATGGTGACCGGGGGAAGTTTGGACAAGTCTTTGACGTCTCCCCGGAAACTTGTGAACTTTCCAGGGACGAAGATGTTCGTGAATGCCGGCTCTTCGATCATGACCGGCATACCCGACACGTAGACGTCGGCGGTGGTTACTGGAGGGATGGACCCGTCGATAGTCTCGAGAGTCGCCCACTGCTGGCTATACGACGTGACCTTCATGGGAACGCTCACGGTTGGAAGGCCCGTGACGATCCAGCCGACCGTAAGAGTCTGTGGAGGAGGAGCCGCAAAGTAAAACGCCGTCTGGCCTTTAGAGACTATGTTATAGTATCCGACCAACGGAATCTTCGTCCGCTTGTTCGTGTATTGAATCAGGCCCGGTGGATAAAGAGTCGCACCTATGGACGACTGAGTCCCCTGGATGCTTTGGTCCGTGTCCGTCTGCAAGGTGAAGGACCAGAGAAAACCTGGCCCCGGCTCGTTGACTGATCCTGTAATTTGAATTTGTCCCATGATTCCCAAGAACCCGTCGCCGGTCCAGCCGAGCCCCACCGGCAAGTTGGGCCACTCGGTCGTCGCGTAAAATGTCACCTCGGTCGGCCCTGTCACATTGTAAAAC